GATCGAATGTAATCGGCCTCTCGTCTCGCCAGCAGTTCTGCCTGGGGATCGTCTTCCGGCCAGGACCTTGTTCTCAACGGAACCCCGTCGATGGGGCAGTTGACGTAGACCGTAAAGCAGCGCATAGCCACCTCCATAGGTTGACGTGGAAACAAAGAACATATTCAAAATGTAAAATAGCGGAAAGGCGTTCGCCCCTCTTTAACTATAAGAATTATCGCATATAAAGGTTAACAAAAGGTTAACAAATCAAAAAAGTTGTGGATAACTTTCACTTTTCTGTGGATAACTTCGGAACGAATCGGGAACAGAACGTAACGAGAACGGAATTTTAGTGCTGGTGAGAGGAACACGATTTCTAAATCCCTTTCTCGCTAGGGTACTCTCGCGCCCTCTCTAACGACTTCAGTAGCCGACACTATCCAGTGTGAGTCCTTTGTTTATGAGTGCTACCTCACTTCTCATCATCGCAGTTGGTCTGCTGACTAGTCCCTGCTACAGGACACGCTTGCTC